TTTTATCTCACCCCAATTAGGACACTCGGTGCATATTCCCCCCCTAGATTCATCAAAAGTAGTACAATTATATGGTCCTTTTATCAGATCTATCTTTTTTTGTGTAGCTTCCACCGTGTAGCCAGGATGTTTTTTGGATATGATATGCGCGGCTTTATCCCCATCGACACAGAATTTAGCTATGGACAGCCCCGCCCTCCACAAAGGCTCACTACAATTCGCCTGATCTTCAGCAACCTGCCGTAGTTGTTCACACCCTGTACCGTTTAGGGTTTTCTGAAGTATGTCTATAAACCTATTTTCTATGTTAGGAGGTTCGACAAACGGGGTATTCGTACCCGTGAAACGTCTTGGGGGTGTTATAAAATCACTACCTAGAAGTTCCGAAAACGCGTCAAAGTCCACGGCCTCGGGCGCACCAAGCCCCAAGAAAATAACTTCTTGCGGGGGGTTGTCTTTATAGTTATGCGTGGTGGGCACACGTAAGACTCGGGCCGCATCCGCTGTAACTGCGGGGTCTGCTAACAAGTTATTATCTACACATAGTTTCTTTAATTTTTCTGCTACGGGTAGCCAATCATCTAATGGTACTTGCTCGGAGAGCGCCCAGTAGACATGTATTCCCCGCCCCGAATTTACTATAACGGGTTTAGGTAGGTTTATGTCCTTACAGAATTTACGTAGCGCGGCAATCGCGGTTTCTTGATTGGGGTAGTCTTTGCTAGGCCCACAATCCAAATCTAAAAATAATGATTTAAGATATTTTACGTTGACTACTTTACGTGAGTTCGGCTCTTCGAATGTGGCTAGCGCGAAATATGCATCGCACCCCTCGGCATCCAATTCTTGCGCAGAATGTACAGCCTCCTCTACCGAACTGTAGAATCTCTGTATTCTGTAGTCGTCTTTAGCGCGGGAAGCAAAAATGCAATAGTGTCCATCAGACGCTAGCACTTCTCCCAAAAAAGTTTTTGTTTCCAACGGGGACGCACTCCTGCCAAGGATGAATAGGAATGCTAGTCGCGTGGTGCGCGGTAGTTGTTATAGTGTAGCTACATCACCACTAGCTCTACCTCTGACGCCACTTAACACGTTAGAGACAGGGGTACCGACTACACTAACTTGGAATGCGCATATAGTCAGTACATACCCTCGAATGCGCTTGAGGGTATCAGTCGTCCCAGTCGTCTACAATAGAACCTAGATCGTCACTACCTTGTTCTGGAGCGGGGGGCGCTTTCTTTGCAGCCTTCTTTTTTGGCTCTTTAACGGGTGTATCTTCTGACTCTGCAAACGGGTTGTCTTCTTCACCCGCATCAAAATCAAATCCCTCCACCGCACTAAACGGTGACTCTGGTTCCATCATGGGTTTTAGATCGATAACCTGTACCGCCTTCAACCGGAGGGATACCCCCGTACCCATTGCACCGTGGTAGGGCGTAAACGAAATGGCAATATTAACCGTGCTACCCGTTGTTAACAAGAAATCTTCCGGTAACTTCTTACCCTTGGCATCGTATTGCGCGGGTGCGCGGGTAGCGTCTTTACCGTATGCGCCTTTCAGCTTGGCTTTGTGGGTAAAAGAACCCCCATCCTCCTCCTTGAAAGGTCTTTTAAATTTATCGGGCCATTCGGCTTTACGCATATTTACGTAAGCCTCCCGCATTTTTTTATACAGGGCTTTGGCCTGTTCTTCTTCCATACGAAATTGAAGCGCGTATTCGGCCCCATCGTCAAGCGCGTCACACGGCAGGGTGCGCCGTTCTGTGCTGTCAAACTTGTAAGTCTGATTTAAGCGCGGCCACAATGCCTCGACATTGTTGATGTTGTGACTTGGATTGGCAGTTTCAGCCATGTTGTTCTCCTTTATTGATCTTCATCTAACGAGTCAAAATTAATTACCTGACCCATCTCACGTGTAGTTGCTTCATCACTAGATACTGGTACTGGTACTGGTTCCTCTCCCACTTCTTCCAATGCCTCATCGCGGTGGGTTAAGGCTTCTGTGATATCAGATACACAAAATCTATAAGTGGGTTTTTCTGAATTCCCAACTCTGATATAGGTATGCTGTGGGATTCGATTCTGTCGTACCCAAGCGCGGATTGTAGATACTGACACAGAAAAATATTCGGCGACAGTTTCTATAGGTACATATTTGGCGTCGGTCATCTATTTCTTCCTCACGGTGATTGAGTAGGTTGTGTCCATATTGAGTCCTTCGGGGTGTGCTTCAGGGTTCTCTTCTAGGAACTGTTTCAAATTTGTCTGATTCAAACGTTTCTCAAACAGTTCCGGCACTTCGTGTTCAAGCACGAAAGAGTACATTTTTTCCCAGTCAGCCGTCCAGTATTTCTGTTGGGTAGACCGAAAAAATAAGCCTTCAGAAGTCCTTACACTTTCAACACTGTGTTCATCGCAATAATCAAGCAGACCCTTTTTTACCATGTCTAGTTGACGAGACAGCACAGAATCTTCTTCTTTAAACTTCGCTGATAGCTTAGCTCGTTCCTCGCGTATTTTGATATACGTTTTAGTGAGACCACCAGCAGACACGCCCGATTTTTTAACCATAATGTTCTCCCGACTGGCTATTGGAGTTTTCAATTTAGTGATTGTTTGTACATTAGTCAAGTAACTCTTCGTATAATTCTATCATTTTTGTGTGAACGTCGATTCTACTATCTAATAATGTGTAAACACGTTTCTCCACCGCGGACCCATGCAACTGCACAACCGTGCACTTGTGTTTTTGCCCTGACCGATGCACCCGTGCATTCGCTTGCGCGTATGTCTCCAACGAACTCGTCGGTCCCCACCAGACCACGGTGTTAGCGGCTGTTAGCGTGACACCATGTGCCGCTGCTTGCGGTTGGATAACCAATACCTTTGGGTCGGGGGCTTGCTGAAACGTCTTGAATATCTGGGTTCGCTGGGGTGCAGATACGTCACCTTGAATAACCTCCGTGGTTATCCCACCTTTGCGTAATTTTTCTGTGAGGACGGTAATCGCGTGTCTGAACGGAACGAAAATCAGTACTTTCTGACTGGATTCGTCAATCACTTCACGTAACACTTTGTAACGATGTTTGATGTCAAACTCCAACACATCCCTGTCGTCCGTGTATATCGCCCCTGCCGAAATCTGTAAGAGTTTATTCATAGCCACGGCAGCATTCACCGCCGTTATCTGTTCTCCCGTGATATCCATGACCAGCTTCTTCCTTAGCTCCTCATAGTATTTCTTCTGCTGTCTGGTAAGGGGCACTTCTCGTTTTACGTAGACCATATCGGGTAGATCAAGACAGTCGGCTTTGGTGAACCGGATCGCGGGCTGCAAGACCCTAAAAACCGTATCTGTTGCAGTGTCTTTTGCTATCCATTTAAAGTTCGTTATTTTCAACATAACCTGATCACGGAACGAGCCAAAGAAACGCGGTACACTGGTTGGATTGATCAACTTGGCTAGCCCGTAAGCATCCAATGGACTCTGTGCGGCTGGAGTGCCCGTCAACATCCAAAGCCATTGATCTGGTCTTAACAACTTATTCAGTGTTTTCCATCTGGTGGTCTGCGCATTTTTGTAGTGGGTGGCCTCATCTACAATAATAAGATCAAATCCGCCCTTGGCTATCTCATCAGCTATAATGGCTACGCCGTCATAGTTTATAATCACATACTCTGCGCCCTGCGCGATAATTTCCTTGCGTTGTTTTGAACTGCCATAGGCCACATCTACACTTCTATGGGGCGCAAACGTAAACAAGTCATCACGCCATGCGCTATCCATGATCGAGAGCGGGCAGATAACTAGCACACGATTGATGATATTGCGGGCTAATAGAAAATCCGACGCCCAGATAGCACTAGCGGTCTTGCCCGTGCCCTGTTCATTGAAGCAGAACGCCTTACGATTTAGTGTGAGAAATGCGGAGGTCGTTTTCTGATGTGCGAAAGGTGTAAGACTGCCCGTCCATTTGTATTGTTTTTCTATAGGGGAAGGTGCATTGATATTCAGGTTATTCAGCACCCGGGCTTCATCCACACCCCATTTAACCAATACCTTGTTATCAGGTAACTCCTTACTCTTAGGTATGGCCGCGGTTACTTGCTGCGGATTTTTTAGCTTTAACAGTAGTGCCTTGCCGTTTTCAATTATCTCCACGTAATTCTCCTATTTTTTACTCTTTGGTTTTTCAGGTTCCCCGTCCTCTTCTCCGCTGACTGGAGGTTCTATGGATACATTTCCTTCGTTATCAACCACTAGCAGATGGACCTCCATGACTTTCTGTAGATCCGTGCGCGCCCTGAACGAGCTAGCGTCCCGCCTACGGCCTTTGTAGGAGACATATTTCACATCAAAAAGGATTATCTTACCGACTTTATCAACTGCTACCAGATCGAATGGGCCATCGTGGGCAATATTTCGTGACACCCAGTAGCCACGTTCTATAAGCCATTGTGCGCAAAATGTTTCTGTCCACGCGCCACGCTCATTGACACCTAAAACTTCATATTCTGGCATATCACGATAGGCAACAATATTTAGACGCACCACCCTTATGCAGGACCAAGTATATAACGCTCAACAATGCATTCCCCCCATTGGTTTGCTATACTCTCATTGATTATCATTACGGGTTCAATACCTCTTACGGCGGCGACCTTGGCGGCATCAGCAAAACCTTCTTCTCCACCCCCAAAATCCCCCAGATAGTGCAAGACACCGTCCTC